CGGCCCGGTGCTGGGTAAATACTTTGACGCCAAGGCCGATGCGGTCAAGGTGCTTGAAGAAGGCTCCAAGGCCGGGTTCAAAGGCTCCAACATGGCAAAGGCCATCGAACTGGAGCTGGCTATCGAAAGCGCCAGGCAGTTTGAGGAGCAGGTCAAAGGCTTGTTTTTCCCCAACAACATGGACGTTTGGGAAAAGATCGTCAACCGGCGCAACCAGATGGATGCCGACGAAAAGGCGCAGCGTCGCAGGGCCGCAGATGCGGCCATCCAAGCCCGTAAGAAACGGGCCGAAGACTTGGAGCTGTGGATCGCTATAGGCTTATCAGGCACGGTGCTGGTGCTGTTGCTTTGGGGCGGTGCGGAACTTATTTATTACTGCCGGGAGGTCAAATGTGGAAATTGATTTTGCCTTTGATGCTGCTGGGGTGCGACGAGCAATATCGGTACTTTTGCCAAAACCCCGACAACTTCCAAAAGGAACAGTGCCAAAAGCCCCACTGCCAGTTTACGCAGACTTGTCCTGAATACCTGATCGCGCCAGTCCTGGAGAAACAAATTGACCAAACCAAACCAGCCTCCGAGCCAACGCCTGTCCGTTGAGCAAGTTCAGGTCCGAATCTGGGCCTTTGTCGTCATCGCTGTGACTTTGGCGCTGATGTTCATCGTTGGCGCGATGCTGTACTCTGTGACGTTTGTGACCCAGCCGATCAAGGCGATGGCCCCTATCGACCAGGCTTACACCAAGATGCTCAACGACATCGTGCTGCTGATCGTCGGCGGCATTGGCGGCATCATGGGCAAGCGCATTGTGAGCGAACCAACCAAACCAAAAGAGGAACCAGATGACACCGGAACTCCAAAAGTATTATGAGGACAGGTTCGACCTGTTCTCTCAGCAAGGCTGGCTTGACTTGATGGAGGACGTTGACACCATGCTGGACGCAATGAACAATGTCTCTACCATTGCGGATGAAAAAAGTCTACAATTTCGCAAAGGTGAGATTTCTATCCTGACTTGGCTGAAAACCCTGAAAGGGGTCAGCGAACGAGCATACGAGGATTTGAATGAGAAGAATGTTTGAATTTGCCTGCGAATGTGGGCAACGCACGGAGGCTTTGGTGGTTTATGAGACCACTGAAGTGTCGTGTGGATGCGGCGGTACAGCCAGCCGTGTCATAAGCGCCCCGGCGTTTAACTTGGAAGGGTGGTCAGGCCATTTCCCCACTGCGCACGCGCAGTTTGGCCGCCGCCACACGGAAAAGTTAGCCGCCGAGCGCAAAGCCAACTCATAAGCACTTGTGCCGAGTTGAATCTCCTACAACCATTTTGGCAGGAACATAAATATGTTGATTGACAATGAAGCCGAGCCGCTAGGCGAACTCGAAATTGAAGAAGCGAAGACCCAAACCGCAGAACTTCCTGAGAAATACAGGGCCAAAAGTCTGGAAGAAGTCGTACGGATGCACCAGGAGGCTGAAAAGCTGATTGGCAAGCAGGCCCAAGAGGTCGGCGAGGTCCGTAAGCTGGCTGACGAGTTGCTCAAGCAGAACCTCAGTTCTAAGCAACAGCGTATTCAGGAGGAAGAACCTGAAGTTGACTTTTTTGAGAACCCTCAAAAAGCAGTTCAAGCGACGATCGACAAGCACCCCGATGTGCTCGCAGCCCGGCAAGCCGGTCTCGAGTTCAAACGGATGCAGATTCAGCAAAAGCTCAACGCAGAGCATCCTGACTACTCCCAAGTGGTCAACGATGCTGAGTTCCAAAGCTGGGTGAAGTCTTCACCCGTGCGAGTGGGCCTCTACGCAAAAGCAGATGGTGAGTTTGACTACGATTCGGCAAATGAGCTGTTGTCCACCTTCAAGCAACTTCGCGGCGTCAAGGCCCAGCAGTCCGAGCAAGCGTCTACCGCTACCCGGACCAAGAGCATGAAAGCCGCGCAAGTCGATGTTGGTGGCTCTGGCGAGAGTTCAAAACGAGTCTATCGACGGGCCGACCTTATTCGGCTGAAAATGACAGACCCAGCGAGATACGAAACACTGTCTGACGAGATCATGCAGGCGTATTCCGAAGGGCGAGTCCGGTAATAACTTTTTTGGAGATTTAACATGGCAAACACCGCCTTTTCCCCTACCAATTCGGTAACCACCACTTCCGCAGCTAACTTCATCCCAGAAATCTGGTCTGATGAAATTGTTGCTGCCTATAAAAAGAACCTCGTCTTGGCCAACCTGGTCAAGAAGATGTCCTTCAAAGGCAAGAAGGGCGACACCGTCAACATCCCTAGCCCCGCCCGTGGTTCCGCCTCGGCCAAAGCTGCTACTGACGCCGTGACTCTGATCGCAGAGAGCGACACCAACATTCAAGTGCTCATCAACAAGCACTACGAATACAGCCGCTTGATCGAGGACATCGTCGAAGTGCAAGCCCTGACTTCCCTGCGCTCTTTCTACACAGAAGACGCTGGTTACGCCTTGGCTCGTCGCATCGACACCGACTTGGTGCAACTGGGCCGCGCTTTCAACGGCGCTACCGTGGGCACTGATGACTACGCCACCTCGGCCTCTAGCACCAAAGCCTATGTCGGCTCCGACGGCACCACAGCCTACAACAGCGCCAGCTCCAACGCTGCTGCTTTGACTGATGCTGCTATCCGCCGCACCATCCAGCGTCTGGACGACAACGACATCCCTATGGACGGCCGTTTCTTCCTGATCCCTCCTTCGAGCCGCAACACCCTGATGGGTCTGGCCCGTTACACTGAGCAGGCATTCGTCGGCAACGGCGACGCCATCCGCAACGGTGAAATCGGTCAGCTCTACGGTATGGCCGTGTTCGCTACTTCCAACGCCGACACCGGCGCTGGTAACAGCGGCGCTGACCGTATCTGCTTGATGGGCCACCGCGATGCGATGGTGCTGGTTGAGCAGTTGGGCGTGCGCTCGCAGACTCAGTACAAGCAGGAATACCTGGGCACCTTGTTCACCGCAGACACAATCTACGGTGTGAAGGCCCTGCGTACCGCTGCTTCGTCTTCGGCTGCTAACGCCTCCGCTGCCTACGCCTTGGCTGTTCCAGCCTAATGACCCCTCCCCCGGCTTAGGCCGGGGGATGCCTTTTTAAGGAGATTCAAATGGCTGCTGCATCCGCAATCACTTCCCGTCGGGGAAATGACCAATTCCGTGGTTTGTTCACGGAAACATGGGACGTCTCCTGTACCCTTGACGCTGGCGCTGTAAGCGCTGGTGCCACAGATACAGACACAGTGACTGTTCCCGGCGTCGCCTTGGGCGACATGGTTCTCGGTTTTTCATTTGGTGTCAGCGAAGCTGGTCTGGTCAAACGGGCCTACGTTTCTGCTGCCAACACAGTGACAATCGTGACCTACAACCCAACAGGCAGTTCCGTTAATCTGGCGTCTACGACGCTGAATTTGATTATCGGCCGCGCTTTGTAATGACAGGGGGCCTTTGGCCCCCTTTCTACAGAAAGAAAATGATGGCTACATTTCGTTGTTTGGCAAGTGGTAATACGGTGACGTTCACCCAGCAACATGACATTGACTCCATGCGCGGCCACGGCGGCTATGTGCGTGTGGATGACCAAGGCGACGCAGCCCCGGTCCAGCCTGAGAACAAAGAACTGCCGATGACGGCCCCGGTCCCTGTCAAGAGAATGGGCCGAGCACGCAAACCTGTTGAAATCTGAAGGAGATCGCCATGTACGGTAAAGCACCCAAGATGATGGATACCAAGAAGGCCAAGAAGGCCATGCCGATGAGCAAGCCTAAACCCATGCCTGTCCGTGGTCAGCGCACCATGACCAACAGGGCGAAAAAGAAATGAAGACCAAAGCTGAGAAGAAAATCAGCAAGGTCATGCGCGAGTTCAAGGCCGGTGGCCTGCACTCGGGCAAGGGCGGCCCTGTCGTCAAATCCAAGAAGCAGGCTGTGGCCATCGCGCTGTCGCAAGCTGGCAAGGCGAAGAAGAAATGAAAACGCCAGCCTGGCAGCGCAAAGAAGGACAGTCCAAGACCGGGGGCTTGAACGCCAAAGGCAGGGCATCTTATAATGCGTCAACCGGGGGCGATCTCAAAGCACCCGTGAAGTCGGGCGACAACCCTCGTAGGGCCTCCTTCTTAGCACGCATGGGCAATATGCCTGGGCCTGAGATGAAAGATGGCAAGCCTACCCGGCTGCTCTTGTCTCTGAAGGCTTGGGGTGCCTCATCCAAAGAGGATGCCAAGGCCAAGGCCAAGGCCATCTCAGCCAGGAACAAGAAATGAGACCAGTATCCGTCGGCGTTAATCCAACAGCAGCTACGCTGACGACCGTTTATACGGTGCCGACCGGGTACTATGCAAAATTCACGGTGATGTACATCCACAACACTGGCGGGTCGACCAAGCACATCACCGTCCAGTGGATAGACACCAGCACCAGCATGACTTATGACATCCTGACGGAATACACGTTGTCCGCGAAAAATTACCTACAGTTCGATGGCAATGCGTACATCGTGCTGGAAGAAGGCGACGCGATCAAGATCACCACCGAGTCGGGCAGCACGTTCAGTTTTATTGCCACATTTGAAGAAATAGGGTTGACACGCCAATGACCTACCTCCAACTCATCAACGACGTGCTGGTCCGGCTGCGCGAGACTCAGGTCTCCAGCAGCACTGAGACCACCTATTCCACCTTGATCGGCAAGTTTGTCAACGATGCCAAGCGCCAGATCGAGGATGCCTACGGCTGGAACGTGCTCGGCCAGACGGTGACGATCACCACCACGCCTGGCACCTACATCTATTCGATGACTGGCGCAGGCCAGAAGTTCCAAGTGATGGACGCAATCAACACGACCGCCAACGTCGGGCTGCGCAACATCAGCTTTGTGGAGATGAACCGTTTCCAGAACTTCGTGCCTGCCATTAGCGGCATCCCTGAGTATTACGCCTTTGATGGTGTGGACGGCAGCGGCGACACCAAGGTGGTGCTGTACGCCCGTCCAGATAACGTCTATGTCCTTCCTTTCTCGTTGACCGTGCCCCAAGCCACACTGTCGTCGGACAACACGCTAGTGCTCGTTCCTGACGTGCTGGTGGTGCAAAACGCTTACGCCCGTGCTCTGGTTGAGCGTGGCGAGGATGGCGGCTTGAACAGTTCCGAGGCGTACCAGTTGTATCGCTCGATGCTGGCCGACTACATCGCGCTGGAGGGCACTCGCTATCCAGAAAACCAAGAGTTTGTTGCCATATGAGCCAAGTCCTCCAGACCGCCAGTGTTGCAGCGCCGGGTTTCTTCGGCCTGAACACCCAGGACAGTCCATTGAATTTGGATTCTGGCTTTGCGCTGGTCGCCACCAACTGCGTGATCGACAAGTACGGTCGCATCGGTTCTCGCAAGGGCTGGAGCCGGGTCAACAGCTCGTCCGGCAACCTGGGTGCGAACAACGTCGGCGTGATCCATGAACTGGTGCAGTCGGACGGCACGATCACGGTGTTGTTTGCTGGCAACAACAAACTGTTCAAGCTGGACGGCTCCAACGCTGTGGTCGAGTTGACCTACGGGGGTGGGGGGACAGCGCCGACGATCACGGCCAGCAACTGGTCTTGCGCATCGCTCAACGGCATCACCTACTTCTTCCAGACCGGCCATGACCCGTTGATCTTTGACCCGGCTGTCAGCACAACGACCTACCGCCGAGTGACGGAAAAGACAGGCTACGTCGGCACCGTTCCGTCTGGCGACATCGTGCTGTCTGCGTTTGGTCGGCTGTGGGTGGCGAACACGGCAGCCGTGAAGAACACGGTTTACTTTTCTGATCTGCTGGCCGGACACGTTTGGTCAACAGGTACGGCAGGCTCCCTGAACGTGGACCGGGTGTGGCCCAACGGCTCAGACGAGGTGACTGGCCTAGCAGCCCACAACGGCTTTCTGATCATCTTTGGCAGACGCCAGATTCTGGTCTACGCCAACGCCACAACGCCCGCCACGATGAGCCTGAGCGACACGGTGGGCGGCATCGGTTGCATCGCCCGCGACTCCATCCAGAGCACGGGCAAAGACATCTTGTTCTTGTCCAACTCGGGCATCCGGTCGTTCGCCAGGACGATTATTGAGAAGTCAGCCCCGCTGGGTGACTTGTCCAAGAACGTGCGCAGCGACTTCATGTCGATTGTGGCTGGCGAGACGCTGGCCAACATCAAGTCGGTCTATTCAGAAGCAGAGGCGTTCTATCTGCTGACGCTGCCGTCAGTCAAAGAAGTGTACTGCTTTGACACCCGCGTGCAGTTGCAAGATGGCTCGTTCAGGATCACGATCTGGAACTTGATTGAGCCAACAGCGCTGCTCTCACGCCGCAACGGCGACGTGCTGATCGGCAAGAACGGCTACGTCGGCAAGTACAGCACCTACCAAGACCACACCACGGCCTACCGGATGCAGTATTACACCAACCACGCTGACCTGGGTAACCAGAACGTCACGT